AAGTTGTTTTTTTACAACAAAATATCTTTCTGTAGCAAAATCATATTGTCCGCCACTGCTATCATCAGCAACTTCTGCTTCAAGCCTTGCAAACTCTGTTCCGCTTGTATTTTCAAATGAAACTAAAACTCTGGCTCTTTCTGGTTGAGTCCCAGCGCCGTATGTTCCATCTCTGTTTACTATTGAGAATGCTAGTCTTAATTCATCTGTTGGAGAGTTCTTTGTAAAATCAACTGTTGTTCCGCTTAATCTAATATAGTTTGATCCCGCTCCGATTGCAAAAGTATCTTGTGTTGGACCACTATCAGATTCAATGTCAAGATCAGATTCATTGCCTTTTATCATGATTATATTATTTAAAAATCTTGGTCTTTCGTATCTTGCAACTCTTGGTGATTTAAAAAATATTGGATTGTCTGCGCTTGTTTGAAATACTGGATCTGTTACAGCAATAACGTTGTCATAGTTTGGAGCATCCAATGCAGCAGATTCTGTATCAATTGCTACTGCTGATGCCGCTGTTACATATTGCCAGTTTTCTGTTTGTGTAAATGCAAATACTGTTTTACTGTCATATGCTCCTGCAGATGGATTAGAACCTGCAGAATATATTCCAATTTCAGATATTTCATATCTTTCTTCTGTTGGTAGTTCTGCTGTTAAGACAATTTTATCTACACCGTCTTCGTTTACAAAACCTCTAGAAGATATTGGAACACGAAACATCTCAAAATCTAAATTTGTTTTTGTTGAATAATCTCCGATTTCATCGGCGGTATCTAGTGGAGTAGCACCACAACCAATAGCAATATACGAGGCATAGGCAGGGGCCTGTCCAAGTAAATACTTTGCAATAATAGATTTACCAGTATTAGTTATCATGAGGTGTAGTCTCCAAGATCTGCTTCATATATTGTACCACTTACGCTAATCTGTGTCTCTACTTGTTCATCAGGATTTACGTTAATAAGTTCAATAATTAAGTCTCCTGTTGCGTTAAGGTATATGTTTTCTCCATTAGCCCCGTTGCCAGTTTCTGGAATTTTGTCTTCTAGTTTAATTGAGAATCCAGCAAAAAACTTATCTGCGGTTTGTTGTAGGCTAAGAATATTATTTGGGTTATACCTTTGCTGAATGGCTGAAAGGTTTTTGATTGGTTGGTATGATATTTTTTGTCCATTAACAATATCAGACCTTGTTATACTGATTAGTTCTTGACCGCCAATATTCTCAAATATCTGATCAAACATTCCATCTGTAGGAATTGATTCTTCATCAAATAATATAATGTCTAAAGTTGCTGTCTTAACTGGTGGAGCAGAAAACATCATTGCAGAAAACATTTCTGATTCTGGTGCTGGAGGTGTTGCTGTAATGCTTGCGCTAGGAAGAGGACCTCCTGATATTACGCCACTATTGTCAGGCATTATAGATCCATACCCAGCAGCAATTGATTTTTGATCTAATAGACTAAGCATTGCTTGTGTATTTATGTGTCCATTAGAAAGAGTTACGGAGGCTCTTTCATTTGCAGTTAACTGTTGATATGCAGGAACATCATTAAAGTAACCCTGAGCATTTACTCCACCTCTTGCTGCTACCTGTTCTGCTCCAACAATACCTATTGCTTCTGCTGTTTTTGCAGCATCTACTGCAGTACTGATTGTATTCGCAGACTGTGATGACTTTTGTCTTTCATAGTTTGACCAATCTAAAGCACCCATATTATACCTCCGCCAAATAAAGTGTCATGTCTGGACCATTTATTTTCCTTGCATACTCAATATTATAGACTATAAATCTAGAATCAACTGAAGTAACTAGGTCTAAATTATTAGAGTCTTTATAGTTAATCGTTACAATGTCTCCAAGTTGAATTGTTGGAGTTGCAAATATTTTTAAGCCAACTGATTTTTTAGGAACCATAAGTTTGTCTATCATCCAGCCCATTAAATTTTCTGCATCATCTTGCGTCTGTATGTATGGAGTATCTAAAGTGAACTCATTGTTTCCATAGATCATTCTACTTCTTTTAATTTCATCAAACCTTTGTTTTTCAACTTGCGGAGAAACAATCTGAGAAGATCCAGTCAGTAATGGGTTAGAAAAATTACTACGCTTTTTAAAGTATTCATCAACTGTTAACTCATGGGTGGTATCTTGTGTAAATGTAACGCCTTGAATTCTTAAATAGTTACCGCTTGTTTCGTCAAGATTTAATGCTGTATCTGTAGCATTAAATATTAAAAACTCAGCACCATATGAGTCTGCATAAAACCCAGATGTGACGTATCCTTTAATGTTGTTAAATGTTGGGGATAACTTAGCGTAAAGTGCTGGGTATGCACGATCATACTTAACATCAAAGTAAGCACACTCTCTCATTATTGATCCAAACTCGTCAAAGTATAGATTATATTTAGGTGGTTGTTGAGCGCTAATTCCAGATAAATAGGTTGCCTGAACAATACCACTCATTGCATATTTTCTTAAAGACTCACTAGCACTTATTTCGTTATCTCCAAAAGCAGAAGATAGCGTTTCTCCAACTGTGAAAACGCTATTTTGAGAATAGTTCTGTGACAAAGCATAAATATTTTCAAACATAACTCTAGATGAGCCACGAACAAAAGGAGCCATGTTGTTGTAGATTGGAAGCGGATCTGTATCGTCTACAACCTTAATTAATTGATTATTAATGTATAGATAGAACCTTCTTGTTTTTCCTATATTTTGATACTCTACTGCTAAATCATATACCGTCGGATTTTCCTCACCAGCCATCCTGTACTGACCAGTAAATCTGCCGTCATCAACTGTAATTTTTGCTAGACCGCCGTAAAGTTTTATAGGAATTGCATTATTATTAGAAGCATCTTTTTTAATTTTATAAAAAACAACATTGTTAATAGAAATATCTGATTGATTGTCTTTGTCTAATTGTAAATATGATTCTATGTTGTCACTTGTCAGTGCAGCAATTTCAAAGTAATATCCGTTGTTGGTTGTCGGATTAAGCAATACTGCTAATCCTCCTGAGCCACCACCTATGCTCACTGGTTGATCTGGTTGAACTCCAGCAACCTGATAGTATGTTGTACTTCCATTTGGTGTTTGGCTGCGACGTTCATTGTTTTCAATCTTGCCAATAATACGCATTCTTGTTCCAAAATGTTTAAATGCAGTTGGAGTTGGGCAACTAATTGGCTGCCCATCTTCTGATGTTATTGATAAATCTTTATAAACATAAGAAATTAAGTTAATTGGAACTTCGGTTGTTTCAAAAGTTGGTCCATTCATTACTAATGCAGATGATTGAATTGTTCCAGTTTTTGGAGATATAGTTGAGTTAACTGGAGTTTCCGTTGTATAACTTGAAGACATAAAGTTTTTAATTGTTCCGCCTCTTGATGTCTGTTGTGCTTTAGAGTTATTAACTCCTGCTGCTCCAGTTGTAGTTGCTGGCAAGGAAATATCTTCAAGCAAGGTGGTTGTAAATAAATATTGAGTTTGCATTTCGCAACCTCTAACGTGAGTATTATCTGACCAATAGGTATCTATCCCAGCAGTATGGCTTGTTGCCGTTGTTCCAAATTGAGCACGTCCATGTTCATAAACTGCGCCATTTTGTAAACGAGTAACACCCTCAACTTGTTCATAAAATGGAACTGTATAAATTCTTACTAAACCAGTTGGATATATTTTTCCGTTAAATGGCAAAGATCTAAAAAAGTTTTGATACTCTTGATTGTTAGTAATCCAAACATTGCTACTACCCTGTCTATGAGAAACTCTCCATGCCTGAATTTCTTCACCTTTTTGCGCTTCTGTAATTTCTCCGTTTGCAACTCTTTTATCTAAATCATCAATGACACTTGACGGCGCCAACCTTCCAGGTAAAACAATTTCTGGTTTGGATTCATTTAAATTTATACCGTCTGATAATATTGGGTACCAAATTGCAAGGGTAACGTTAAATTGTGCAGCATCATACCTAATAACTTCTCCATTAGAATAAAAATACCCTTGATATCTTGTAAGCCAATAAACATTTTCTCCAAGATCAAAAACATTATTTACTATTTTACGACCAACTACACTTGGTGGTGATGCAGTAAGATCAGAATTTAATGGCATTGCTCCTAAAACATACTTACCTTGCTTAGATGCAACCTCATTAATTGTTTTAGTTGAATCCGTTCCAGAGACTTCCCATAAAAGTGATGGCTTATAAACCCAAGTCTTGTCTATATCAATCATGCTTGCTTGACGAATAGAGCCATAAGATCTTTGAATATACCTAGTTGTGTAATTAATCTTTCCATTGTTGTAAACCTTTTTGTCTTGAGATGCAATTGAAATAATATTTGGAAGCGTTCCAGAAGATAAATTTTCAATAATACCGCTAATAGATTGATTATTGGATCCAGACAGAGTCATGTTGGATGCTCTGTCATCTATGTCTGGAAGCATATAGTTTTTGCTCATTACAATAAAATTATTGTATTCATCAAAAAACATTGCCGTTTGTGTAGATACTGCAAGTTGATTTAATACTTCTGCTACCGTCTGATCTGGAGCAATAAAGAAATACGGAATAATTGGATCTGGTTCGTTTGTTGTTCTATAAAATGCATAGTTGCTAAAACCAACGTAATCAAGAATTAAACTAATTGCATAACTAAGCGACACTTCTGTTACTAGCATTCTTGGTGCAGGCATAGATTCTAAAAAGAAATAAAAGTCTCTTAGCGATAGTTCTAATGTCCCAGCGGTGACGTCTGCCTGCGGAAAGCCATCAGAGTAGAGTGTTTTAATTGGAACCCAATAATCAAATCCACTTACATTTAATATTTTTTCATAAAAATTAAATTTAATGTTTTTACGAACATAATCACTAATTATGCTAGCAGTGTTGTTATCGTTAAACGCTTGATCATCATCAAATAAAGATATATTTCCAGTTGAAGCAAGTAACTGTCCTACTGGTAAAGCAGATGTTCCAAGATCAGAAAGAATTTTTTTAATACTATATTCTATTGTTTTATCAGATATGTCAACAACTAGTCTTGGTGACATCTCAATTAGGTCAAAAGTAGAATCAAACTTATTCATTCTTTCTACTACAACCCTTATTCCACGAACATTTTGAAACTCTCTATAAACGGTTTGCCCACTTGTTGTTTCTTGAAATGATAATGGATTTGTTAAGTCTGTAACAAATGTTGTTTTGTTATCAATTTGTTCATTTCCTAATACCCATCCGTAAACAGGAGTAAATGTATCATACGTGCTAGTGGTGCTATTCCAAATATAATATGTTCCAACATCTCCTACGTTTGATATAACTAAGTATGCATATCCATTTATTGATTGATCTGGCAAAAGTGTAGACGAAGAAAAAGTTTCTGCAAAAACAAAACTGTCCTTAAAATTATCTGGAATATTTTTTAATCTATATTGTAATTCAACATATCCATCATGAGTAATAATTGCAGATCCATCATCACGCACATCATTTTCAGTAAACGCATAAGCATCTATCCAATTGTTTCCTTCAAGATACTGAACTTTCCATCTTGTTGGAGTTGTTTTATTTGCGTTACCAAAAAACGGATCTGCAAAAGTTCTAGATATATCAGTAAAGTCTCCTAGATTTATGTCTCCAACATTTGTCTGCATCTTTACAATAATTCGGTTTGCTGGTACATTTTCTTTATAAACCACAAATGGTGCAGCATCATCTATGTAGTAATTTCCATTAACTATGGTTTTAGCAATACCTCTTTCAATACCGTCTTCAGTTCTAAAAGATGTAAAGTATTTAAATTGATCATATCGTGACGCCATGTAATATCTTGGCCTTCTGGCAAGATCACTGCCAGAGTTTGATAGAAACTTACCCTTAAAAGCAACTGCCTTATTGATACCAGACCTTGGTCTAAATGGCTTTATGCAATCTTCTAATGAATATAAAAGTTTATTTTTTTCTTTTACAGATGTAAAGGTTTGTGGTGTTCCATTATTTTCAAACCCTCCATCAATAACAACATCGGCATCTGTCGCTCCAGTATAAAATAATCCAGCATCTGCGCTATCAAAAGTATTTGGTATTGTTAAGAATTGAGAGTTTTGTTCTTGAGATCTGTATCTGTAGTTGCCAAGTTTAAATATATTATCTGGCATATTCATATTCCACTCAGCCAGGACTAGTGATTCTGTTTGTATTGTTCCAGATGTTTCAAAGTGATTCTTTAGGTCGGTACTTTCAAACATTTAAACTTCTTCCAGGGTTACCGATATGTTCCAAAGATCATGATTTGTTGCCCCACGCTTTACGACGGAATAATTAAAATCTGCAAAATAAACTTCAATAATCTGATTGTATCTGTTCAAACCAGTATATTCATAAGTCTGGCCTTCTAAGTTTGTATATTTGTCATATGCAAGGTACATAAAAAATGGACCTTGATGTGTCTCATACCAATCAAGAAGTTCTACGCCACCTGCTCCACCATCTGCTGTGTATTCCGTTGTAGATCCTTCACTTGGTGATACTCCTGTTGTTGAGTTAAAGTTTGGTAATCCTGAATACCCTCGTGAAGGCAGCATGTTCCAAGATACAGACATAGTTAATTTATCGGCAATATGATATGAACGCATGCGACCATTAATAGTTCTTTGACGTTGCTCAATTCGCTGGGTATTAAATTGCATATCCCCTCTATTATGATCAGATAAAATAATAAACTGATCTAGGAGGTCTGGATCTGTTTCTGTTGTGGAGGCTCCTACCTCTACGCCAGTAGGCACGTATAAGCCATTGGAGAGGGTTCCAGCGTTGTTTGCCCACAATATACCCTGCGGTCTAGTATATCTGCGTCTACCTGTTAAATAAGCACTAGTAGCCATTATCGCCTCTGCCCTCTAATTCTTTGTGAGTCAACATTTTTAATTTCTCTCATTACTGCA